CAGCAGCAACTTCAGCTAATGGAATGATTGATTCATTGTTTGACGCAGCTAAAACTTTAGACGAGAACTATGTTCCGACTGAAGGAAGAGTAGCATTTCTAAAACCAGAAATGTACTACAAATTAGCTAACGCAACTAATGCAATCAACGTTGACTTTAGTGGAAGAGGTTCAATCGCAGAAGGTACAGTTCAGAAGATTGCAGGAATTACTTTAGTTCCTGTCCCACACTTTGTGGCTTCAAACGTAAGTTCAGGAGTTGACGCAGGTTCGGCTACTCAAGGTGGTTCAACACCTCAAGCAGTTAACCTAACTAACTTCGAAGCTTTAGTTTCACACCCAAGTGCAATTGGAACTGTCAAGTTAATGGACTTGGCTACTGAGATGGAATACGACATCAGAAGACAAGGTACTTTAATGGTAGCTAAATACGCTATGGGTCACGGAGTTTTAAGACCTGAAGCGGCAGTAGGAATTAAAGACGCTTAATCTTTAAGTGTATTTATACTTATAAGAAGTGGGGGTCTAGGGAGACTGAAACCCCCACTTTAATTTAAAAAAGGAAAAACATGGCAACACAAATTACAGCGACAACAGAATTACAGGCGATAAATATTATGCTTTCTTTTATAGGCGAAGCACCTGTCAGCGCTATAACTGGAAACATAGGAACAGACGTTGCCGTAGCAATAAATATTTTAGACGAAACATCTATGAGTGTACAATCTCAAGGATGGTATTTTAATAGAGAATTTGATGTAACACAAACTAGAGATACAAATAATAAAGTACCTTTAGACTCAAACTGTGTTCAAGCAGAAGCTTCAAGACCGTATCAATACTTATATCAATACACAATAAGAAATGGATTTTTATATGACTTAAAAAATCATACAGATGTTTTTGATAAAGACCCAATGATAGATAAAGTTTTAATACAACAATTTGAACATCTTCCAGAATATGCAAGAAGATATATTACAATCAAAGCTTCAAGAAGATTTGCAGCTCGATACATAGGTGCAGACCAATTAGTTAAATTAGCAAATATAGATGAGCAAGAAGCACACGTTCAATTTGAACAAGCAGACTCAAGAGCAATGGACGCAAACATTTTAAAAGATGAATACAATATGAATTACATTGCTAATCGTGGTCATAAACGTTCATCGAGGAGTTAAACAATGGCATTAATTTCTCAGTCTATACCTAACTTAATAAATGGTGTCAGCCAACAAAACCCAGTACAGAGAAATGTATCTCAAGCTGAGAACCAAATTAACTTTCAATCTAATATTATTGACGGTTTATCTAAAAGAGCAGGCACTCAATTTGTCGCTAACTTACTAGCTAACCAAGCTATTCCTAATAATTGCGCAGTACAATGGATTAACAGAGACGCAAACAATCAATACGTTGCTATATTTTATAACCAAGGAGTTAAAGTATTTGATTTAGACGGTAATGAAAAAACTGTTAGTTTTCCAGATGGTACTTCTTACTTAACTTCCACAAACCCTTTAGAAGATTTTAAATTTACAAACATTGCAGATTATACTTTTGTATCTAACGCTCAAAAAACTGTAGCAGAAGACACAGCTACAACAGCAGCAAAAGTACAAGAAGCTTTAGTTTATGTTAAAAGTTCACAATACGGTAGACAGTATAGTGTAACGTTAAATCATTCTACGTGGTCTTATCCAATAGAAGTTATGTTTCAAATGCCAACTGGTAATGACGCTTCAACAGATGGAAAATTTAGAGATACTGAAAAGATTGCTCATATATTATTATATGGAACAGCGTCTTCACACTGGTCTAGTGGTGCAGACGGAATAGGATTTAAAACTGTAAGAGCAGATACAGGCGCAACATTAAGTACATCACAAGGATTAGCAAATTATTCTGGAATTACAGGAACATTTACTAATGCTCAATATGGAAATACTATTTATCTTTCATGTGCTAGTGGAACGTTTGGAATTGAAACTACAGATGGTTTTGGTAACCAAGCTATGTACGCAGTAAAAGACGCTATACAAGATTTTACAGATTTACCTTATTACGCAAAACCAAATATGATTATTCAAATTACTGGTGAAGAAGGTGATACACTTTCTGATTATTATGTAAAGTTTGAAGCTAACGGTGTTTGGAAAGAAACTATAGGACCAGGAGTAAAAGTTGGTCTTGATGATACTACAATGCCACACCAATTAATTAACAACAATAATAATACATTTACTTTTAGTAAAGGTACTTGGACAGATAGAGTAGCAGGTGACATGGACACAAACCCTGCACCAAGTTTCGTAGGACAAAAAATAAATAATTTAACTTTCTTTCAAAATAGATTTGGAATTATTTCTAATCAAAATTTAGTTATGTCAGAAAATGGTGAGTATTATAATTTCTTTGTAACAACTGGTACAGATGTTTTAGATACTGACCCAATTGATATTGCAGCTAGTGGTACTACAGTAAATAAACTTTATAACTCTATAGATTTTAATGAACAACTTTTATTATTTTCAGCAGAGTCACAATATATTTTAGAATCCTCTGGTGATAGTATTACACCAACTACAGCCGTACTATCTAAAACGAGTACGTTTGCACATGATACTAAAGTAGCACCAAAGTCAGCAGGAAAATTTGTTTACTTTGCACAAAAGAGAAATGACAAAACTGCAATAACAGAATACTTTGCCGATGATGATACGTTAACAAATGACGGTCTTGATATTACAATTGGAGTAAACACTTTACTTCCAAGTAACGCATACAAGCTTGTGTCTAACAACATTGAAGATACAATGGTTGTACTTTGTCACGATACTTTAGATACAACTAATACAGCGCCTTATACCCCAAGTTCAAATATAACTGGAACAAATGCTAGTAAAATGTTTATTTACAAATATTTTTGGGACGCAGATAAAAAAGTACAATCTGCCTGGTCCACATTTACTTTTAATAATATGCAAATTGTATCAGCCGAAGCGTTTGATAGTTATATTTATTTATTAGTTAATGAGAAAACAAATTTAAAATTATTAAGAATAGATTTAAGAAATCCAAATTTTAATTCTTTAGCATTTCCAATTAGTGTAGATATGCAAACAGCTATATTAACTGGAAGTTATAACAGTACAACGGATAAAACTACATTTACAATTCCGTATGAACATAACCAAACTTTATTAGCAATTGACGCAACAAATGGTGCAGACTTAACAATTGATAGTCAAAGTGGAACTACAGTTATAGTTCAAGGTAATCATACATCATGTATTTTTGGAAGTACGTTTGAATCTTTATATGAATTTTCAAAACCATATGTAAGAGAGCAAGGCGCAACAGGACAAGTTGCAATTACTTCTGGAAGATTTCAGATAAGAACAATGAGTGTAGATTATCAAGATAGTGGATTTTTTAAAGCAACAGTTTTACCAGACGGAAGAAGTTTATCCTCTTATGAAATGTCTGGTAATGTAATTAATTCTTCGTCCTCTGTAATTGGACAACCTAATATGGCAAGTGGAACTTTTAATATACCCATACAATGTAAGAATACAGATTTTGTTTGTAAGATAATTTCTAGTTCACATTTACCTTGTCACTTTATATCAGCAGAAATTGAAGGATATTATCATAGAAGAAATAGAAGGATGTAATATGGAAAAATGTGTAAGGGAAGCAGTTGTAAAAGACTGTATTGACCTAGCACCTAAAATGCGTCTAGCAGATAGACGTGAAATAAAAGCTTCAGATAACCTAAGTCCGTTAAAAGCATTAGTTCTTCCCTTTACTTATAAAGGTGCAAAAAACTATACAATCTTAGGAACAAAAGAAGAAGGTGTAATTGGTATGTTTGGCTCAACGCCATGCGAATTTGAAAAAGATTATGGAGTTGCTTGGATGTTATCAAGTGACCAACTTAGAAATCATGTAAGACAATTCTTAAAAGAATGTCCTCATTGGGTAAACGAAATGGGTAAAGGTTATAAATATCTTTACAACTTTGTAGATGAACGTAATTGGGAAACTTTAAAATGGTTACAGTTTTTAGGATTTGAACCAAAGAAAAAGTTACCATACGGACATGAAAAATTAAATTTTATATTAGTAATGAAGGAGATAAAATAATATGTGTACAGCAGAAGCAGGCTTTGCGTTAAAAGTTATTGGTGCAGTTGCAGACCATAACGCTAAAAAAGACCAAGCCTATAGAACTTCTGTTTCAAATTTTCATGCAAAAAATGCTGCGAGTGCAGCTCTGTTTGATGACTACGGACAAATAGACCAAAGTAAAATTAATGCTGCAAAAGAAAAATCAGCAGAAAAGTTTGCAATTAAAAGAGAAAAGATTGCAGAGATGTCAAAACAATTGGCACTTAATGTTGGTAACGCTACAGCAATATATAAAGACGTAGGAACAGATACAGATAAAGAATTTATGGATGTTAACATGGCGTTCACTAAAGATATGTTATCTTTCAATAGACAAGAAAACGAAGCTTATGCTTCTTACGCAAATACAATAAACAATCTTCCAGTACCAGTTGAACCTAGCAACATGGCATTAGCAATTAATGTGGCAAGTGCAGGTAATGACTACGCAGCAAATGAAGATAGAAAGTTTTTTACAGGATAAAGCATGGCATATAAATCACAGTACGTACCAGTAAGATTTCAAGCAACATCTACTGGTAGACCTAGAGAAGCAAAAGACTCTGAGTTAAATCAGATTTCTAATGCGCTAAAAAACTTTGATAAATCTTTTGCTAACTTTACTGAAGCTTATAAAACTGAACAACAAAATGAAGCACAAGATGTTTTCGATAATTTAAAAACGCAAGGTATTACAGACCCAGACGAAATTAAAAAGATGATTGACTCTGGTGACGAAAGAGTTGCTAATTTAAAAGGCTATTACACTAAAGCAGTAGTAGACGCTAACTTTGGTTTATCACACGCTATTGAAGACTTTAATAATATTGAAACACAAGTTTCTAATATAACTGGTGGTGACGAAACAAGTGAAGCTATGGCTAATCTAGATATAGATAGCTTATTTCAAAGTAAAGATGACCTTGGTGAACCTACTGGTAATCCATTAAGAAATTTAGAGACACAAACTAAATCTTATACTAGAGCCTATACAGATTCTATGAACCAAATGAGATTAAAATTAGAAGAAAAACAATCTATAGCAAAAGGTTTACTTTTAAATAAACAAACAAATGACGCAACGTTTTTAATGATAGGTAAAGCATGGGAACAAAACGGTATTGATGGTTTAAAAGAATTAAGAGCCGATAAAGTAGTACAAGAAAAATTTACTAATAAAGATGATTGGAATAAAAATGTTCTTAATTATTTAGAACAAAGAGCAACATTAATTGCTAGTGGTATTATTGATAATCCTGCAGAATTTCAAAAAATTATAACTTACTTAACAAGTAAAAGAGGTAAAGATGATGAGTTACCTTCAATGTTACAAACCCCTGGTACACAAGAACAAGCAACTAAAATATTAAAATCAATTGCTACAGCAGTAAATTCTGGAAGTAAAAAACTTAATATTGAAAAAATGTTTTTTGATGGTGTTGGTCATAAAGAAGTTTGGAATGGTGAAAAGATTTCAGAGACAGATAAAAAATTAGCACAAGATAGTATTTATAATAAAATTATAACTTTAGTAGATGAAGAAGCAAAAATTTGGGAAACTAATCCTGCTAACAGAGGAGAAAAATTTCCGAAAGAAGATAAAGTAAATGCTTATATCGCTTCTATTATGTCTAAGAATGCAATTGTATTTTATCCTTGGAAAGAAGAATTAGAATTAGGAATTGGATTAATTAACAATACAAATGTATTTCAAGTAGACCAAGTACCACAATTTATAAAAGGGTACGAAAGATTTAAAATGTTAAAAAGATTAGGACAAGACAATAATCCTACGGCTGACTATTTAACTGGTAGAGAAGAAATATTTTATGAAGGCGTACTAGCTTTAGAAAAAAATGGTGCAGAAGTACAAGACGCTGTAGCAACAATGTGGAAAGTACAAAATTTACCAGATGTTGAAAAACGATTTGAAAATGTAGACGATGAAATACAAAGTTCAATAGAAGACGCTTTTAAATTTTGGTTTAAAGATAACGCTGATGTAACTTTTCAAGTACAAGAAGCAATTCGTATCGCACAAATATATATAGCAACAGGAACTAATGAAACAGCAGCAAGAGACAAAGCTATAGACATGATACAAAAATCTTACATAGCTGTAGATGGTATTTTATGGAATAAAAGAAAAATGCCTGGACTTGATGGGGACGCAACGTTTCACCAAGAGTTAACAGATAAATCAAAATTCTTATCAGCTAATGTAGCAGAAAAATCAAACGGATTTTATGAACAAGATGATTTAGTTTTAGCACCTTGGTTTGGCAATATGTTTGTTGTTATGGACAGAAATACAATGTCACCAGTAAGCATAGACGGACAAGCGTATGCTTTTACTTATCAAGATATATTTGATGGCAGCTCTAAATTTAATAAAAAATATTTAGACGGTGCAGAATGGAACAATGTTCTTAAAGAAAGAAATGAAAAAATGTTAAAAATTATAGATGACATAGATGTTCCTACAATAAACAATATAGACGACATGAATTTATATAATCAAATGCAAGATGATTTTAAGGTAGTTAAATGAGCAATATAGATTTTGATTTTATTTTTAAACAAGAAGGTTTTGAAACACAAGGGTATGTTGCTGACGCAGAAAATTCTCAATCTGGTGTTGCTATTGCAAGTGGTTTTGATTTAGGGGCAAGAGTATTAAAAGATTTAAAAGGATTGCCAGATGATATTATAAATATTTTAAAACCTTTTTTATCTTTAAAAGGTGCAGAAGCACAAGAAGTAGCTTCTAATTTAAAAGTATCTGACGACCAGGCAAAAATAATTAATGAATTTGCTAAAAATGAAGCGATTACAAATTTAAAAAGTAAATGGCAAAATTCTACTGGAACATCATTTGATGATTTATCTACAGAACAAGCTACAGTTTTAGCTTCAGTTGCTTTTCAATATGGTGATTTAGAAAGCAGAACTCCAAATTTTTGGAAACAAACAACTAGTGGTGATTGGTTAGGTGCTTATGAAAATTTAAAAAACTTTGGTGACAGATATTCTACTAGAAGAAATAATGAAGCTAATTATTTACAGCCGTTGCTAAAAAAAAATTTAAGTGAAACAGAATTAAGAAAAGTAAACAGACAAGGATTTGATAAAGGATTAAACCTTGCTACCGGAGAAGTTACTTTAAATGACATGATTGAATCAGTCATGCCAACAATTGACCAAGACAGAGTAACTACTAAAAGTGAAGTAAGAGATAGAGAGCCAACAAACATATTAGAAGACCCAGAGTGGCTACAAAGTGTTACAGAATTTACACAAGGTTTAAATGAAAGTTTAGATAATATTTCTCAACCAGAAGTAAAAACTAAATCTGAAAATAGAGAAATACAAAAACAAGCCTTAAATGACCAAAGACAATTTGAAGGTAATAAAGAAGAATTTTTATATGCTAATGCAGATGAGATAAGAAAAAAGATAGAAGCACAAAATCAAGAAATAGAAAATTATGATGTTTTAGAAGGACATACAAATCCTTCATTTTTAGACCCATTAGTAGATATACCTACAGTTAGTGAAAAAGAACAATTTAAAATAGATAAAGTTAACGCTGATATAAAAGAAAAGTTATCAAAAGAATATTCGTATTTAGATATAGGTAAAGCAGCAATAGACCAGGAGTGGATTACTTCATGGATATTAAAAGCAAACAATAGAGAAGACTTAGACCCTAATTATGAATTTGGTATTAATGATTTTGTATTAAGTAAAGAACAACAAGATGAATTAAGAGAAGGTGTTAATCCAGATTATTGGGACGCTTTTGAAAAAGCTACATCTTTTCCAGAATTAAAAAGAATTAAAGAAAAAATTATAGACGTACAAAATAAAGAAAAAGTTTTAATGTCTAAAGGTATTGCTACAGGAATGACAGCAAGATTCCTCGCAGCTATATTAGACCCAACAGCTTGGGCAGCGGCAATTGCTACGGATGGTATTTTAGCGCCTGCAATTGTAATGAACAAAGCAAACCGTATTCAAAGAATTATTAGAGGTGGATTAGCGGCTGGAACTACTAACTTAGCTATTGAAGGTGCATTAGTTTCTCAAAATCCTACATTAGGAACTAAAGAATTACTGATTGCGGCTTCAGCAGGATTTGTTTTAGGTGGAACTATTAGAGGAATTAAAAGTCGTAAAATGTCAGATGATGAAAAAGCTTTAAACAAAGCAGTAGATGATTACACAAATGTAAAAGAAAAAGAAATTATAGATGAAACTGAAGGTTTAGAAACAACAACTAAGGGTAATAAAAAATATGATGTTGCTAATAAAACTGAACAAGATGATTACGACAAAGTAGCTGACGAATACAATAAAGATTTAGCAGACAGAACTACAATAAGAACAGACGGTAATACAGAAATTAGAATGCCTGATGGTGAGGATGAATACATCGTTACTAAAGACGGTAAAATTTATAAATGTGATTAAGGATAACAAATGGCAGAATGTGAAATAAA